TGCTTCAGCAGCTCGCGGGCGGAGAATTGAAGAGACTTCTGGATTTCGCGGATACAGACAGAACGCTGATTCGGGTTTGCCGCGTGTTCCTCGATGAGCATTTCGGCAAACAGATGCGACTTGCCAGAGCCTCGCCCGCCTTTTGCGCCCTTGTAGCGTGCCGGGTAAAGTAAAGGTTCAGCCCATGCCGGGGTTTCAATCACCAGTTCCATTGCTGTCCGGCTTCGGCTTGATGATGCGGCGGGTGATCTGGGTTACTTGCACAGTGCCGGTATGCTCGGTCTCGGTCTTGTCCTTCCAGCCGAACCGGTTCTTCATGTTGAAAATCCAGACTGTGGCGTTTCCGTCTGCGCCCATGGTCATCTTGCGCCCGGTACGCTCCCACCAGACCTGACAAAGAGCCTTGCATTCTTTTACGGTTCGGCAAAATTGCTCATCATCTTCAATCAGCGTGTACCATCCAGACTCACCGATACCCAGCAGACAGCGCACTTCGACATCACTTGCGCCTTCTTGAGCAGCTTCGCGCATGATGTTTTCCCAGTCATCCGGAAGGTCTCGAATGTTGGTGCGCGGTCTCCCCAGCGGTCTACCTGTTGTCATTACCGGCTCCTCCACATCTGCCACAATTTCGGCAGCAGCAGCACAATCTGGATAACCGTGTAGATGATGGTGAGCACAATCAGCCAGTCTTGCAGCGGGTATCCAGCAATCACCATGCCGGAGACTACGACCGGCGGCGTAACCTTGGCCGTCACCGCGCCCACCTCCGCTACGTGTTGGACTTGCTGTACATGCTCAGTTTTGCCCAGCATTGCCCGCGCCCTTGGTACTATCCTCAGACAGGATCAGCTTCAGCCCGGCGGATACACCGGCCAGAGCTGACAGGTAGGCGGCATAGGCGGGGAAGACTGGCGTCAGTGCCAGCGCCACCAAGCCGATACCCGACCATGTGGACTGGCGTTTGAGCTTGCCCTTGATGCGGGCTGTGGTTGTGCTCATGCGTCACCTCGCAACAAAAGCCCGGCGCTTGGCCGGGTATGGGGTATGGGGTATGGGGCATGGGGTGATACTATCCCACTAGGGCCAGCAACGGCGAGTGCCGGTTGGAATTGATCGGGCAGCATGGGCATCAGGCCGATGCACATAGCCGCGAGTCCGCCCCAACTGGACGGCTCCCTGAACCGTGAGCGCCGAGGTGTCATTGCTGCACCGTCAGGCAGAGGATTACGGTTTTCATCGTTGTGCGCTCCACCACTGTTTAACATCAAAACACGGGCATTCCTTCAGCCAGTCGCGCCGGTCAATCTTGCCATCTCCGTTGCTGTCGCCGAAAAAGTCCCGGTGACCCTGGATCACGGCACGCGGATATTTTGCGTGGAGGCTGGTCAACAAGGCGCGCAGGCTGTCAAATTGTTGCTGAGTGAAATTATTGACCGCTTTGCCGTCCGCATCAATCCCGCCAATCAAGCATACGCCCAGGCTGTCTCGGTTGTGGCCCTCAACATGCGCGCCCATCTTGTCTTCAGGCCGTCCGCGCTCAATCGTGCCGTCGCGCTTGATGACGTAGTGATAGCCAACGCAGGCAAAACCGCGCTCAACGTGCATCCGGTGGATTTCGCGGACACCCATGATGGCGGTCGGTCGGGTAGCGGAACAGTGAACAGCGATGAACTTGACGCCAGCCAATGCAGACAACTTGCCGAGCGGTAACGCAATGGGGCAAGCGGTTATCTGCATGGTTGCCTCGGAATAAAAAAACCGGATGGCTCCGGGAATGGGATATTCGGATATTAGACCTCGTCCGGAGGGTTTGGCAAGTCTGGCTTTTTTGCATCGCTGGCGAACGGAGTTCCAAGCCCTAGCCAACGGCAGCCACATGCGCCAATCGGGCAAACGTCATAGCCCGGGCATGGCGGCTCATCCTGGCCGAACAATTCCGGCTGCATCAGTTCAGTATCGGCCGACATGTCACCCTCGCGAAGTACCATTTCCTGCCTGCAATGCGGTCGTTCAGGTGTTTGTGCATGTACGCCGTGAAGTCGGTCGGCATGGCGTGTTTAGACTCAAACTTGACCACATCCTCAGTAATTCCGTTGTCGCACTCGTACCGAATTACCGCCGTGACTTTCCAGTTATGTGGCTTGGTGCAGTAGCGTGCGCATCCGTTTTCGTGCCTGACAGCGCCGTCAATGCCGGATGGCAGGACGGTAAACGCCGCAAAGGGTTGGTATTGGAGTGGTTTTTTCATAGCTCTTCCCGCTCCCATCCTGCCCGGAATCCGCCCTGTTTCGGCCAGACAACAACGAGCGGAAACGGGAACTTTTCAGCGCAAACGCGCAGCTTCACTTTCGCATCATCCTCGGCTCGATACCCTCCGGCAGAGTTGCGCGCCTTGACCTCGTGTATTTCAATGCGGCCGTCCGAGTACAGAACCATGAAATCCGGGTAGTAGTGACATTTCGCCGCCACTTTCAGACCGACACACTCAAACCACCACGCCTCCACTTCTCCGGCGATTTGAGCCGCCTTCAGGTGCTCGGCGTAGGCTGATTCGGTTTTGTTCATTTCCCCGGCTTTAAGGCGGCCTAGAACGCGATTCCGTGGCATTTGCCGCGCGTGGCTGCGGGATAATGTCATGGTTGCTCCCCGATATGCTCAAGCAATGCCTGTTCCGCCGTTTTCAGCGCGAATGTTCCAGCCGTGCACAAACTGAGATAGCAAAGCGACTCCCAGGTTTCCGGCGTGGCGTCGAGGATTTTCCGCAGCGCCTGGCGGCGGTATTCGTTCGGATTGACAATCCGGCCCTTGTGCCTGATCTCGTCGCGGATGTACCAGAGTGCTTTCTGGAGGTCTTGATCCGGCGCGCCTTTGTCGCGATGGCGGAAAATGTACTTGAACGCATTGCCGCGATTAAACGACAGATGGCGCGTGACCTGGATGCATTCGATTCCGCTCGGATGCCCGCAGTAGTGGGCGGGGTTGTTTACGGGGTCGGTCATGATTGCGGTACTCCCCAATGATGTTTTTTAACCTGGTTCGTGACGTACAGCTCAAGCGCATCCGACCTGCTGATTCCGTTGCGTTGCGCGTACTGGATGACCGTGTTGTTGCAAAGTCCGTATTTTTTGCAGTGCGACATCAGTGATGCAGTCTCTCCACGGAATACAAATGACTTGCAGTGCGGCTTGACGTACCCGTGGCGCTTGCACATGGCCATGACGGCCTGATAGCACATTCCGGCCTCTCGCCCCATAGCTTCCCATTTCATGTTGTTTCGTTCCGCCAGCTTCTGCAATTCCTCAGCCGGGGTCGTCCCGTTCATCATCGCCCGAACCTCTGCCCAATCGTGAGCCATGGTCAAATGCTCCATTGTGCGGCCATTGCGTCCGCAATGCCTTGGTACGTTTTACTGCGCTCCTTCCACCTGTCAGGCGATGGTGGCATCTTGTGGATACGGTCATCGCGCCCGCTGACGATGTTTGTCGGCTGAAGCAATGGCAATCCTTTTAGCCACAGGCAGGTGGCCTTAGTCTCCCCGCATCCATGCATCCATGGCTGTATCACTTGATCGGGCTTGCGGTACAGGCTCGACATGGTGCAAACCGGGTTTTCAATCGCCGTCCGCTTGATATGATCACTGCGCCGAATCAGCCGCATGAAAAACGATACAGCCTCTTGCTGCCGCCCATCCATCCGCTTGGCTGCAAAATGCCGCGCACCGCTCACGCTCAGGTGAGTGCATGGTGGGTGGGCAATCATCAAATCCCACGGATAGTCGATCACGTCGAACACGTCACCCATGTAATGCGGCCCAGGCTGATCTGTCGGCAACAGGTCGCACGACATGGCGTCATGACCGAGAGCGATAAACGCATCACGCACGATCCCAGAATATTCACATGCCACTAAAACCTTCATGGCTAAATCCCCGTTGTTTTCTTGTCTGTTCAGTATTGCGCCTGCAATATCATCCGTCAACCACTTTTCCCGTAATCCGCTCGAAAATAACCCGGCTGACGTATTCCGCGAATCCAGCCGGGTCAGTCTTGGCCCGTTCGCGCATACCCTGCGCCGTCTTTTCGGACAGCGCGTGGCAGTAGTGGCCCTGTTCGAGCTGGCAGAGTCGGCAGGTGACTAGGTGGCGGTGTAGGCTCATTGCGCGCCGTGATACTCATGAATCAGGTCAATGCAGGATTTCCGCACATCCTGGAACCACATCTTGCCATCCATGTGGCGAAACCATTGCCCTATTTCGGCCTCGCATGGGATGGCGGAATCGTAGAACTCAACGCCATCACGCCAGAAAACCAGATAGCCGCCTTCGCGCTTTACTGTGACCATGGTCAAAACCTCCCGTCTTGGTTTTCAATATCCGCAAACCGGAACACATCGCCATGGAATCGCGTCATAAGCGTACCTGTCGGCCCGTTGCGGTTCTTTGTGACGATCAACTCGGCAAGGCCCTGCGCCTCAGCGTTTGTTGGGTTATACACCTCGTCACGGTACAGCATGATAATCACGTCCGCATCCTGTTCGATGCCGCCACAGTCGCGGAGGTCGCTATTCATCGGTCGCTTGTTCGGTCGGCGCTCGCATGTTTTCGACAGTTGCGACAGCACCACAGTCGGGCATTTGTACTCCATGCCCAGGCCCTTAATTTCGGCGCTGACCTCGGTCAAAATGTCGTTTGTCGTGCGGCGGTCGTCGCTGCGATTGCTCCGGGATTTCTGGAAATAATCAAACATCATCAGCCCGATGCCGCCATGCTGCCGGGCGATTCGGCGGCAGACTGCCCGCATGTCATTTGGCGACATGCTGCCCTGATCGCAGACCAGGAACTGCCGCGTCTTGATGTCGGCCGTGGCGTTTGACACTCGCTGATATTCGTCAGCCTCGAACCATCCGCGCTGTATCTTGCTCATCGGCACGCCGGAGCGCATGGCCAGCATCCGGTTGATAATCTGCCAGCTTGGCGACTCCATGGAAAATATCACGACCGGCAGCGGCTGCGAAAATAGCGCCGCCTCAGCGATGTTAAGTCCGTATGTGGTTTTCCCCATGCTTGGTCGTGCGCCCACAACAATCATGTCGCCCGACTGAAAGCCGTCTGTCCAGTCGTCCATGCCGCGTAACCCGGTAGCCACGCCGGACAGTTGGCCGGGCTTCCTGTCCATTGCGGCCGACATGCGGTCGAATGATTCCGCCAGCATTGACTTGCTGTCATGTATCGGGATTTCGCGACCGATTCCGCCACGAGCGGTCGATATGCCCAAGACTGCATCCTCGGCATCGCTCAGTAGCTCGGCGGCGGTCTTTCCGTCCGGGGCAAGGATGCTGCCCGCGATAATCTCCGACACGCCCAGCAGCTGCCGCAAGACGGACAGCTCGCGGATGCGTCCGGCATACGCTTCGATGTTGTGCGTGGTGGCGGGTGAGTTCTTGATAATCTCGCCCAGGTAATCATCGCCGCCCATCCGCGCATCGAGTCCGTGCGTTTTTAGGTAGTCGCTAACCGTCAGCGGGTCAACAGCCACATTCGACCCGTAAAGGCTTGCACAGGCCGTCCAGATGACGCGGTGGCGCGGGCTGAAGAAATCAACCTCCTGAATCACGTTACAGACCGCATCCCACCCTTCGCCGTCTGACATGATGCCGGACAAAACCGCTTGCTCCAGGCTCAGGCTATGCGGGATGTTTTTTGGTATGGCGTCAAGATTTTCCATGGAACAACTCCAACCGGTCGCGTTTGGCTCTTGCGGCCAATTCCGGGTCTCGTGCGCCGCGCATGTTCGAGAATGGCGGCGGGGTTATTATTGGTTTGTACAGGTCGAGCGGTGCCTGTTCGGTCGGCGGCTTGCTGGCTGGTTTGACAGGATTGCTCAGGCATCGTTGCGCCCACTTGACCAGCGCCCTGCACCATTCCGATTCTGTGCGCTTCTCGCCCTTCGCATGGGTAGCTTCCCGGTAGTCTCCAAGATGCCCCAAGACGGTTTCCAGCGTCAACGGTTTACCGGCGTGAATCTTTCCGTTGACGTACTTTTGCAGTTCAACAGGGTCAGGGTTCCAGTCCATCGGCATGGCGAAAAACCGGCGAGTGTCGGAGTCGGAAAACAGGTGCGGGTTTTCTTCTTCCTTCGGCGCAGCCGTCTTGGAAAGTGGAAGAGGGTTAAGGTTACAGGTTACAGGGTTAAGGGTTAAAGCCGGAGCGCTTCCGATTTCCTCCGAAGCGCTCGCGTAATTTCGCGAGTCACTCTGGTTTTTTCGCGAGTTTTCGCAATCGCTTGAATATGCTGGAATTATTGATTCGGCTTCATTGCGGTGTGGGTTTTGATGCTTCAGGAAATTAACAATCTGGATAAATCGCGAGTGGCTCGCGTTTTTTCCTGAGTCGCTCGCGTAATTTCGCGAGTCGTACCGAATAATAAATCCATTGTCGTGAAGCCACGTCAGCATGGCGTCAATGTCGATTCCTTCGCGGTATGGAAAGGTGTCTGCTTTGATGCGAATCGGCCGATCTTCTAACCGGCCTTCGCGGTCAGCAATGAGCCACAGGGACTCAAAAAGCAGGGTATAGAACGGGTCGGCGGTGCCGAGTATTTCGTTGCGGAATAATGCTGGTTTCAGGCTTCGTGCGCGTGCCATGTTGCGATCCTCGGTCAAGAGAGTCAAAAGGATGGCGGCAGGCGTTGACTAGACGCTCTTTGGGTGCCCCCTAGCCGCACACGTATTTTACCACCACATTAGAGATCAGTCCTCTTCAAAATCGAACAGTTTCGGACTGTTGACCTTTTGTTCCATGCTTTTCAGGTAATAGGCGGAATCCATGAAATAGCCCGGATTCAACTCGCTTCCCTGCCCGCGTCGGCCCATCTCCAAAGCGCAATATGGCACAGTTCCCAGGCCACAGAACGGGTCATAAACCAACTCGTCTTTGTTGCTGTAACGCTCGATCAGTCGCTTGACGATATCTGTCTGAAGCGGGCAGACATGTTGCTCAACGGCCCGGCGCGACTGGTCTGAATTGAGCGTCAGCATCCGGTTGATATCGTGCCACACGTCCGGATGATGCGAGCCTGGCGCAAGTGACATGAACGTGGACGGGAGAGCGCCGCGAAGCTCCAGATCCTCACCCAGCTTGAT